TACTTACTTGGGAACCGGGAGCCTTTTAGAAATACAAGGGCTCGAGGAAACTGGCGATTTAACGGCTGTCGGGACAAACCTTACACTCTCAGGTTTAGACAGCTCGATCGTTACATATGCGCTTACAAATGATTATCAGGGTCGGCTTTGCAGAATATATTGGGGAGTGCTCGAAGTAACCTCAGTCGTTGAAGTCTTCAGCGGCTTCATGGACAAAATGACAATTATAGACGATGGTGGAACCTCCAGCATTTCTATGGCCGTAGAGAGTAGACTGATTACGCTCGAGCGGCCAAACGTTCGCCGGTATACCGATCAAAGCCATCAATCAACAATCGCAACTGAGGGCTACTCAAGTTCCGACGATACGTTTTTTAAATGGGTTGCCCGGCTTGCTGATAAGCAAATACCCTGGGGCCGATCGACAGTCGATGAATGATTATAAAGCGCTGAATGAATACATCGACGAAGTTCGCAACGATGCTTTCATGTGGCACGTTCACGACTGCTTTCAGTTTACGAATGAAGCTTTTCGCAGAATGTACGGACAAGGCTGGGCCGACGATTGGACCGGCAAATATATCTCCGGCGGTTTATATATGCGAAAGCCCGAGCTCATTAAGAAGTTTGGATTTAATTCGCTCGAACAAGCGCTCGACAGCAAGTTAAAAAGAATTAAAGGGATAGCTCCTCGAGGGGCGCTCGTAACAGCTCCCGGGAGTAATGTCTGGGATATACAAAAAGCGCTAGGAATATCGCTCGGAAATAAAGCGGCATTTCTAGGAAAAAGAAAACTTGTCTTTCTTCGCATTGCGAGGATTGAAAACGCATGGATTAAGCAATGAAAGATACGCTCGAGCCGTTTAATGTTATGCGTCATAAGCGCTGGGATGTTGCTCCTCGCGTCGAAGTTTTAGCAACGTACATTTTCCCGGGAGCAATGGCGGTTGGTGGAACAGCGGCTTTCTTAGCATATGCGGCGACATACATAGGCGTTACCTTAGTTGCAAGCTGGGCGATGAATGCTTTAATGCCAAGACCGAATTTCGGCGCTGGCTCTTCTCAAGGCTTGCTTGTGAATACGAGGGACGCGACTGGCGTCCAAGATGTAGTATATGGCGAAATCCGCAAGGGCGGCGTTATAACATACATGGAAGCAACCGGGACGAATAACGAATATTTACATATGATCGTGACTGTCGCCGGACATGAGATAAACTCGTTCGAGCAATTTTTCATTAACGACGACGCAGTAACATTAGATAGCGATGGATTTGTTACCGGCTCAGATTATGCAGACGCGGACGGTAACAAGAAAATATTAATAAAAGAGTTTACCGGGGCTAGTAATCAAAACGTTTATACAACTCTTGCAGCTCTAACGGATGGGCCAAACTGGGCTAATAAGCAAACTGGCGACGATACAAATTTTCGCGGTCAGGGCATAGCTTGTTTTTATGTTCGGATGGCATACGATCAAAACGTATTCGCTCAGGGCGTCCCTTTATTTACGACTAGAATAAAAGGTAAAAAGGTTTTTGATCCTCGAAGCTCAGCAACCGCATTTTCAAGCAATGCCGCTTTATGCGTTCGCGATTACTTAATTTCAAAGTATGGCCTGGATAGCTCCGGCGATATTAATGAGACAGCATTTTCAACAGCCGCCAATGTTTGCGATGAAACAGTTTCGCTCAGCGCCGGGGGAACTGAAAAGAGATATGAGAGCCACGGTGTTATTAGGCTTGATCGATCGCCCGGAGATATTCTCGCGGACCTTATGACAAGTTGTCAGGGCTCATTATTTTGGGGGCAAGGCAAGTGGCATTTAAAAGCCGGAGATTATAACGCCTCGGTCGAAACATTTACGCTGGATGATTTTCGCGGACCGATCACACTTGATACGAAACACTCGAGGAGAAATAATTTTAACGTTGTTCGAGGGACGTTCAACGATGCAAGCCATGATTATATCTCGGCGGACTACCCGGAGATAAGATCGACGACTTTCATAAGCGACGATAACAATATTGAAAGCGCAATAGACTTACCGCTTCCATTTACGACGTCAAAAACGATGGCTCAGCGACTAGCAAAAATGACGCTATTCCGCTCGAGGGAACAGCTCACGCTTTCAGCGGACTTTAGTCTTCGAGCGTTTGATGTTGAGGTCGGCGACGTCGTTGCGATTACTAACTCGAGATATGGTTTTTCTGCTAAAGAGTTTGAGGTCGTTGGCTGGCGCTTCTTTAATGACGGCGAAAACGCAAGTCAGAAAATTAATTTGACATTAAGAGAGACAAGCTCGGCGGCTTTTAATTGGAACGCTGAGGAAACCGATTTTACGAATAACAATTCAACGCTTCCAAATCCTGGCGCTGGCTTAACGATCAGTAATCTTGCAGCAAATGGCGGTGGCTCTACTCAGGGCGACGGTACGTTTATCAATAGCGTCATTCTAAGCTGGACGGCCGTAGCGAATGTTTTTGTCTCTCATTATGAAATACAATGGAAGCCGACAGCCGACAGTAATTATAACTCGACGACAACGCCGGAAACCTCGATCGAGCTATCTCCGTTGATCGATGGGACTGAGTACACTCTAAGAGTTCGAGCGATTACAACTGATGGACGACAAGGCGCGTTCGCTAGTGTTACTTTTACCGGCGGCGGAGACGTTACAGCTCCGGCATTACCAACATCAATTACGGCCATAGGTGGGTTTAAGTATATTGATATCAAATGGACAAACCCGGCGGACAGCGACTTTAACTTTGTCGAGGTATATGAGAACGCCTCAAACACAAGCTCGGGAGCGTCGCTTGTTGGAACAAGTTCTGGAAGCACATTCACCCGGACGAACTTAGGGCTTAATCAAGAGAAACATTATTTTTTGAAGTCAGTAGATTTCACCGGAAATAAGTCGGCGTTTACAACTGGCGTTTCTGCGACGACAACATTTCTAGACGACGCTGATTTTTCAAACGGTGTTCGACAAATATTCATCGATGCTGGCAAAGATATTATTGAGCCAGTCAGCTCATTACCAACCTCGGGAAGTTATACAAACCAACAAGTATTTTTAACGACGACTGGACAGCTATATTATTGGAACGGATCAAGCTGGGCGAACACTGTAGCAAGTTCGGGCAGCGTTGATTTTAGCCAATTAACCGGGACTATTGGAGCGGCTCAAATATCTGGTCGCGTGGTTGCCGCTGATAATATTGTTGCCAATTCTATCGATGCTGGTGTACTTGCGGCCAGCGGTGTAATTACCTCAGCGGCTATGATTGATAATGCTGTTATAACAAACGCTAAAATAGACAACGCGGCTGTAGATACGCTTAAAGTTGCTGGCGATAGTATAACAATTTCAAGCACTAGTTCTTTTTCAAATACAACATTAACAAATGGGCAAACAACCGATTTATCTACTAATGTAAGCATGGCTTATGCTGGAAGTATAATAGTCATAGCTAACCTTACAATTTTTGGATCGGCTGGATCAGGAGACACTGCAACTTATAGATTATATATAGATGGCACTCAGGTTTCTGGCGTAAATATAACTGGTAGTATTCTTTTAGGTTTGCAGACTTTAAGCGGTGGTAAATCAGTTAGTTCTGGCACACGAAATATAAAAGTCGAGATCTCTGGACTTAGCGGTATTACAACTCCAACGTGTGAATTAGAGCTAACAATTTTGAGACGATACCGATGAATAAATATACCAAGTATAATGATGAAACTGGCGCTATCGAATACGTTTTCTCAGGGTCAGAAGAAGACGCCCATCTCAATACACCAAATATCGAAGGCGATTATTCAGCTAAAGAATACACCATCGTTGACGGCAAACCTGTTAGAAAATCGGATATTGATATTGCAGAAAGTGAAACTGCCCGGGCCTGGATAATATTACGAAATAGACGTAACGGCTACCTAGCGGACAGCGATTGGACGCAAGCACTAGACAGTCCATTGACTGACGCCAAAAAAACCGAATGGGCAACCTATCGACAGAATTTGAGGGACTACCCGGGAACTGTTTCCGATCCCTCGAATGCAAGCTTCCCGGATAAGCCGGACTAGCTTTTTAATCAAAAAAACAAATTTTTATAACTGTCTCAGTTGCATTAAAATGCGCTGAGCAAGCCTCAACATTGGAGAACGACAATGGCTACCTTTAATAAAGTTAATGATTTTGTGAAAAATGCGGTTCACAATATGGACCTCGAAAGCGATCAGGTGGTTGTTGCGCTTTCTAACACTGCTCCCGGCTCAGAAAGTTCTGATCCTTCGGCGGATGGTAACGGTATTCTAGCAAATCTAACGCAGATTTCTTATACAAACTTAAGCTCTCGAAACGTAACGACCTCTTCATCAACTCAAGCGAGCGGAACTTACAAGCTAGTTTTGGCAGACTTAACGCTGACATCCAGCGGCGGTTCAACTGGTCCTTTTAGATACGTTTATATTTATGACGATACAGTAACTACTCCAGCCGATCCATTAATAGGATATTACGACTATGGCTCCTCTTTAACTCTCAACGATGGCGACAGCTTAACGCTCGATTTCTCAGCGGCTAATGGTGTGCTTCAACTCGCATAGGTGAGATATGGTTGTTCTAGCAAACCGGGTAAAAGTTGCGACGTCTACAACCGGGACTGGCGCTATTACCTTGGGCGCGGCGGAAAGCGGCTATCAGACTTTCGCTGATGGTGGCGTCTCAGATGGAGATACAGTTCGTTATCTTATAGAAGAGCAAAGCAATTTTGAAATCGGAACCGGCGTATATACTCACAGCGGTACAACGCTCACAAGAACGGTTTCTGAAAGCAGCAATAGCAATAACGCTATAACGCTCGCTGGCGCGGCTAAGGTTATGATCACCGCGACCGCCGCCGATTTGTTCCTCGATGAAGACTACGGCCTGATTACCGG